CTGGCGGCGTCGGCGTCGAGCGTCACCAGCCACCGCTCCGTCACCGCTGCGGCCGTGCGCCGTCCGCCGCTCAGCGCCCCGCCGACGAACCCGCCCACGTCCTTGCGCGCGCTCTGCTCGTCCCGGCTCATGTTCCGGTATTCGCGCATCGTCTCGCCCGTGCGCTTGGGGGTGCGCAGCCGCTCGAGCAGCCAGTCCCAGCTCACGTCTATCGTTTTCCACCGGCGGCTCGTCCGGCTACCGGCTGTTGCAATCTTCATGTGTTTCCTCCATAGGTGCAGTACCCTCCGCCCGGCAGCTCGCGCGGGTCTTCGGCGTACCATGCCCCGCAGCGCTCCCGCGTGCAGGGCACGAAGTCCGTTGTGATGACCTCGACGGTCTGCGTAAACACCGCGTTGCCGTTTTCGTCATACTCGTAGTGCGTCTGCGTGACCGTCCGGCTCTGCACGGCGTAGGGGCAGGTCGGGCCCGTCTGCTTTGCCTCCGGGGTCATGTGCTCGCCTCCTCCCGCGCCGCTGCCAGCCGCTCCACGACGGTGCGCACGATCTCGCGGTCGGCGCTGTTCAGTGACAGGAACATCCAGATCAGCCGGTAGTAGCCGTTGCAGGCATCATAGAATTCCTGCTTCCCGCACCCGTTGCAGTAGTCGCGCCTGGCCTCCGTCTGGCCATCTCGCCGCCCGTGCGCATATGCTTGCTGCCGCATATCCTCCCCGGATTCCGCCGCGCGAACGCCGATTTCCATGCGGTTGACCATCCGGCCGAGCTCGCGCTTCACGTTCCGCCAGTCTTCATACAGGGTCGCCATTCATTCCGCCTCCTCGCAGTCGATCTGTCGGGAGTTCAGTCCCTGAAACGGCGGGCAGGCGCCGCTTTGCAGCGCCGCCCACTGTGTGTCTGTCAATTCAAGCATTCGGTGTGTCCTCCTTCTTTCGTCTCCGGAGTTGCTGCCTCCGGCAGTTCTTCCCGTAGCTCGCGCTCGCTTGCAGCTCCAGTGCATCCGCCCGGCAGCCGCTCGGCGTCCGCCACGGGCATCGGGCGTCGCAGTCATACCACGCCCACCAGCGTGTGCGGTCGGCCTCCGTACCGGGTAAAACGTCCGGTCTATTCTTCCGTCTTGGCATCGCTACCCCCGTCCATCTTCGCGCCGCTCCGCTCTACATGAGCAACGCAGTTTTCCGGTTCATGGCCGCAAAGGCAAGGGGCATATACGCAAGTATCGCAGATATTGAACATTTCAGTTAGTCGCACCACTCTCACCCCTGCGATGGGCTTATTCGGCCTCTTTCCATTATTCATCCTCCCATAAAATCCGCTGACCGCATTTTTTGCAGTAGTTTCTATGTAATTTCTTACAGCCTTTTTCCGTGATTTTGTGCCCGCAATTTGCGCACATCAAAGCGTACCTTGTTTCTCTCGGCTTTTTCGGTATCTGCTTATCAAGCGCAGCGCATGCCACCAAGCAAGCGTCATCAACTACGGCAACTTTTTCGTTCTCGCCTTTGATTTCTGCAAGCGCTTCGGCCGTAGTTTCGGGGTGTATAATCCTTTTCGCTTCTGCTGCTGTCATTCGTCATTCTCCTTTCTTTTCCCCTCCGCGCAGTAGAAGTTCGGCGGTACTTCGCAGTCAACGCAAACACCGTGCGAACAGCACAGATAGCTTATTTCGTCGTAGCTGTATTCGCAGTCTTTGCACCGCACCACCGGTGCAACGTCGGCGACGGGGGCCTTGCTCACCATGCTTTTTACCCGCAGCAAGCAATCGTTCCAGCCCTCGGTGTACCGTTGATTGGCAACCCCGCACCGCTTACGTACCAGCGCGGCTTGTAATGCTTTCCGCTCAATGTATTCAGCCATTGCTTTCTCCTCCTTCTTGCATGGCCTCCTTGCGCCCGGCGATCACACCGAGGAAGTAGGCGTTGCTTCCACGCAGGTTCTCATAGCAGGCGCAGTGCGTCGCATTGCCGGGTGCCATCGGGTTCCCGCCGCATTGCATGACGCACGCACACTCGTGGATGCACTCTCGGCATGACCGGTCGGAGGGCGCTGGCTTTGCTCGTCTCGGCATGGTTATTCCTCCTTCCGCTCGCGCATCGGCGCCCCACAGTGCGGGCAGTATTCGAACCGATGTCTCGCCGTATGTCTCCCGCACCGGGAACACGCCATCATAGAGGTGCTGTACCTCACCCATGTCGCCGGTTCCTGCTCCAGCCGGTCGTATGCCCGCTCGAACAGCTCCGGCGGAATCGGAATGAACGCATCCGCGCCAGTCTTGACGAGATAGTCCCCCGTCCGAATCTGGAAAATCCGATCGTCTTCATCCTGATAGAGCGCCTGCCCAGACACCAGCAGCTCATGCGCCACATCGGACGTGTCTGCAATCAGAGCCACGACATCGGGCGTCAGGTGGATCACCTCAACCGGGTTCGGTTTCGCAAGGTAGTATTTTCTTTCGATCATTTTCTCCTCCTTCTGGCGTTGCGACGCTTCCATTTCAGATTCCGTACCCAGTCGCTCACCACATCGTAGGCGGCCGTGAGAAATTCGTACATCACCACGCTCGTAAAGAGTGTCAGCACAATGCAGATCAAAGCGGCCATGTAGATTGCAAGTATACACAGCAAATCCATCACTCCGCCTCCTGCAGCCAGAAAGCCCTCTTGCAGCGAGAGCAAGTCGTGATGTTGCAATTAATCTTAGCCGGTTTGTAGACATTCCGCGGGCAAATCCGCAGGACACCATCATTCAGAGCCGCATCAGGATAGTGCGCCATAAACACATCCTGCCGCGTCTTGCGCGGGTGCTCCTTCGACCACTGCTCAACGGCGGCGATGTATTCTGCCGTCACCGATCGGGTGGAGACGCACGTCATTTGAAACGCCGGGCACTCCGCGCACCCGGAGAGCGCATTGCCGCCCCTGTAGTAATCACACATCCGGTTTCGTTCTTCGATAAATTTCAGCGCGTCCATCCTCACACCCCCGCATCATACAGTGTCATCCGCAGGAAGCTGACCTGCTGGTTCAGGTCGGCGATCATCTTCTCCTGCTCGGCGATCCGCGCGTCCTTGTCCTGCCCGGAGGCCTCGAGCGCGGCCGCCCGCTCGGCGTAATCCAGCAGCATACGGACGGCATAACGCGCGGCCGGAGAGAAATTCGTTCCGCCCTTGTCGTCACGCAGCAGATCCTCCACGCTTCTGCAAATCTCCTGAATGGTCATGTAATCGCTCCTCCGAATCTCTTTTTCGTCACGGCGATCGGAAACTCCTCGATCTCGCTTGCCCAGATCGCCGTCCCGACACCGTGTACATCCTCCCAGCACAGCGGAAAGCCTCCGATGCCGTCGAACAGGCTGCCGAGCGTCGCGCCATCCGGCAGATAGGCCGCCATACGGCCGAACATCCAGCGCCAGAACGGCAGTGCGATGCTGTTGCCGAGTGCCTTGTACCGCGCGCTGTCGGAGGTCTTGCGCTTCTTGCCGGTGCTGTCGGTGTAGTCGCCGATGTCCGTCCAGCCGTCCGGAAAGCCCTGCAGCCGCTCGCATTCCAGCGGCGTCAGACGGCGGACGGTCAGCGCGCCGTGTGCTGGGCTTACGTACATCACCGCTTGCGCGTCGTGCATCGTATTCAGTGTTTGCGCCCGCTCCGTTACCATCCCCTGTGCTTCGTTCGCCTGCCCGTTCCCGATACCATACGTCAGCGGCACTTGATTCCCGCCTGTCCCCATTCGCGCTTGCAGGCTCGGCACGGTCTCTCTGCATTCGCGGATCACGTCGCAGGCGTGCGTCATGTCAAAGCACTGCGGTGCCACTGCATGGCGGTCGACGGTATTCAGAGTAAAAGAGACTTCTTCGTTCACGCCGTCTCCTTGCGGCCCGTTCTTGTCCTCGCGGCCGATCATGCTGCCTTGCAGCGCATAAGACACCACCGCAATTCCACCCTGGTTGCAAGCCGGATTTCCTCCGTTGAGGTCCAGCGTCCGGCTGGTTTCTGCTTCGTAGATCCCGCTGTGTGGATTGCCGGACAGCATGCTGTTGCTGGCGTAAGAGCAGATGCCGTATGCTCTTGCAGTTAGACTTCTTGCGACTGCCGGGTTAACGCCGCTTTCAGCATTTCCGGCAGGTCTTTCCCCCGCCTCGCCGCGCGGTTTAAGATCCCCTGACACGCCCGTGCGCTCAAACAGTATTTCGTGTGCGGTGTCGCCTCCAAAATCTGCGACAAGCGCGATTCTACGGCGACGCTGGGGCACTCCCCAGTATTGCGCGTCGTGTACTCGCCAAGCCACGCTCCATCGTCCGTCCACGTCCCGATACCCGCCCCAGGTAGGCCAGCCTTTTGCAGGCACTTCAACACCGGGGGCTTCCGGTTCGACGACGCGGATCGTTTCCTCGAGCACGGCCGCGAAGTCTCGTCCTTTGTTGCTGCCGAGTGCTCCGGGGACGTTTTCCCACACCATGTATCTCGGGCGAATAAGCTCTCCTGCCCTGCCAAGCTGTTTGTCATGCTCCCTCATCTCCTTTATCACTCTGATCTGTTCCATAAACAGGCCGCTTCGCGCGCCTGCGAGACCGGCACGCTTGCCCGCGATGCTCAGGTCCTGGCACGGGCTTCCGCCCGTCACGCACCACACCGGCTCGATGGCAGCGCCGTCGAGTTTTGTGATATCTCCGATATGATTCACAGTTTTGTCTCCTCCTTCCGGCGGCCACCTTTTCCGTGGCCGCGCCGTTTGCGTTCGCGTATCACGGTTCTCCCGATCGGGGTCTTCGCCCAGTCCTCCACGCTGATCCAGTGCTTGCAGCCGGGCCCGGCCGCACAGCCGCGCGAGTGGTTCATGTCCAGTATGTACAGGCATACCCGCGCCCCGCTGACACTGTGCGAGTCACTTGCACACAGCCGCTGATAGTGCGCGCAGCCGCCGCAGTATCGACTCTGCGGGATGCCGCCCCGGAAGTAGGTGTCACCTGTCAATCCGGCCATTCGTCTACCTCCTCTACGCAGACAGGGCAGCCGACGATACGCCCCCAGCGGTCTTTGTATATGCTCTCCGTCTCCTCCCCGCACATCGGGCATAGCCGCGGCCGGTCAGGCTTTTGCTCCAGCGGCGGCTCGAAGCCGAGGTCTTTCATGCGTCTCGCCCCTCCCTGCGCTCATAAAACAGTGCGTTGTACTGGTCGTATCTGTCCTGAATCGTGCCTTCGGCCGGGCAGAAGTGCTCCCAGAATCCACAGGTCAACGGCTCCAGCTCCGGACAGCCACCGCGATACACACAGTTCGGCACCAACACGTCGCTCAGCTCCGGCTCGGTCTCGTGCAGCGCCACTTTGAAGTCCTCTGCGTAATGCCGGGTCTCCGATGAGGCCTGATAACACAGCCGCTTGCGCCATGTGTCGATCAGATTCTGCGCGTTCGCTTCTCCGGTGAACGTGACCGGCGCCTTCTGCGGCAGCTCGCCGCGCGGCACGCCTGTGCGGTCGCTTCGCTGCGTGCGGATGAAGCACTCCCACTTATGCCGTGACCAGTGCGTGGCAACCCAGCTCGGAATGTCGCGCCAGCGCCAGCGCACGCGGAGGTCACGGATCGGGCTGTGCTCCGCGATAAGGATATTGCGCTTGAATTTTTCGCTCGGCTCGTGGCCGAGGCTCTCCTTGCCCACAGTCGCGCGGCAGTCGTCCACCACCTCGCGCCAGCTTCCTTTCACGCCCAGCAGCTCAGATCGCATCGCTCAGCTCCAGTTCCGCGCCGCAGGCCGCATAGCCCGCGAGGTCGATCCAGTTGTCCTGCTTCGGCCGGTTTCCCGCGATGCGGGCCACCTTCAGCAGCGCCAGCATGGCCGCCACGTCTTTCGGCTTGAGCCCCTTCCACACATGCGGAGTCGGGTTCTCCATCAGCCCGGCGCCATAGAGATAGCTGTTCCAGAGGCTCGCGATCGTGCGGAAGTTATTCTCCGGTGAGCC